GCGCGGCGGATGGTGTCTGCACCAAGTTGAGTAGAGCTGTTATTGAGAATGTGAGCTAACGCCTCTAGCGCCTGCCCCTTCAGGCTCAGCGGCTTTGAGCGGCGTGCGGACTGCAGGAAATCGCGTGCATGGATGTCCGACAGTTCCATCAGCGCACAACACGCCTCCAGCTCTTGGTCTGCGCCCCACTGGGCAGCTTCTGTGATGACTTGCGTTATCAGTTCAGCCGTTGTGAATTCTTTGTATGAGTTGTCTTTAAGTCGCTTCAGAATGGCCTCAACCAGTTCCTGTGATGGAATGATGGGGTGAATCATGCGGTGCGGACTTCCCAGAAGTGTTTGATGGTTACCGAGGCTTCGCCCAAGGCGAGTGAAAGTCGTTCGGATGCCTTGAGCTGCTCGCGTTGCTCAAGGATGTGAGCGGGATAGGTGTAGGACTTGCGAGAGCGGCGCGTGATCTTGCAGTCGTTCCACGCAAGTTGCTCCTCTGCTTCACCCGCTTCCACCAGTTGATCCAATGCGTCGAGGAGTTCTTGCCGTCGGGCTTGGATTGCTTTCTCACTGATGGCGAGGTTGGTGAGTTCTTCTAGCAGCGGTTCAAGAGAAGGCGGTGTAGACGAGGGCTGCGATGAGGATGCAAGTCCAGAGGAAGGTGATGAGATCGCCATGACGCTCAAGGAAGGAGTGTGGTTTGGAGGGTTTGCGGTGCGGACGTGAGGGCACGGCTTGCAGGGGTGCGGTGCGGGAATAGGTGCGGCGGGTGGTGCGGGTGATGAAGGGAGGTAGGGAGGGGGAGGTCATGGGGTTGGTCTCCAGCCGTTGCGGTAGGCGAGGGTGATGAGGGTTTGACGGTTGTGGGAGAAGCAGGGGATGCCGTGGTCGTCAAGGAAGTCGGCGGCGTCTTCTTCGTGGATGTCGTTGGTAACGGCTTGCTCCAGCAGGAAAGCGAGCTGCTGCTCGTTAGCGCTAGTCATTGGAAGCAAGCGAAGGAGTTGCGATCCGCTGCGCCGAGGCATTCATCAGCCCAGTCGTAGGGCTCGGGTTCGGGAGTGCCGGGACGGAACTGGACGGTGTAGGGGATGCCTGCCGCCATGAAGGTGGCGTGCATGTCGTCGAGTTCTTCCTCGTGGCAGTAGTCGGACAGGATGGCGCTGTTGAAGAGGTAGCGCTCAGCCCAGTCCGTGGTGGAGGAGGGGAGATCTGGGAGAACCGTGCAGAGAGGGTTCATGGGTGGTTGTGCGGTGGGGTCGCCCCCGTGATCACGAGAATAGGCTAGTCAACGCTAGGCGTCAAGGGCTAGCTAGCAATTAGGTACCGGGATTCCGATGGAGCCGCATGCTCCTGCCCTGATTCCCCTTGCGGGTGTTGTATTCGGGCCATCCCGGCTGGATAAGAGTGCCACGGGATGGGTCGCTGGTGGACTAGCGGCGGCTGATTAGCGGCCTAGAAGGGGCGGAAGCGCGCGGTGTACTGCTCGCAGACATCCAGCCAGGCCTGCAGGCATTCGTCGGCGGTATGGGTCTGGATGACCAAGCTGCCGGGCCGTGACCAGAGCGTGAGGCAGCGGGAGATCAGCAGCTGGTAGTGGTCGCCGATCATCTCCACGCCAGCACCGAGCTGGGGGCGGGTGTCGTAAGGGGTGGAGCGCTCGGAGCTTTGGGTTTTCAAATCGGCGATGCCGTAGGTGCCATCGGCAAAGCGGATCACAAGGTCAGCGGTGCCAGCGACGTTGCGGCGCAGGCTGTAGGCCATCACCTCAGCGCCGATCACGCTGATGCGATCCCACAGTTCGTGGGCCAGCAGCGGTTCAATCCAGGCGCCGTAGTCACCATGGGGCGCTGGAGACAGGTTCGGCGGTGGGTTGGGGTTGAAGCGCTGATGCGCCATCACCTCTAGGGCCTTGTGGATCGTGTTGCCCCGTGGTTCCCAGGTCGCCTTGGTGGCCATGATCGCCGCCAGTTGCTCGGGCGTCTTGGTCACTGCTGAGATCAGGCTCGTCACAGACACGGGGAACTGGTGGCCATTGGAGAGGCTGTAGGTCCAGGTTGCTGGGTCCCTTGTTAGGCCTAGTGGCTGCAGCCACGTCGAAGTCGCGGGGGCTGATCGGTTGGACGGCTTCGCCGGTGTTGGGGGCGCGGAGCGGGTTGGCATAGGGCGTAGGTGGCTCGTAAGTGGGGGAGAAAAAGCTTGAACGGCGCGCTTCAATCAGCTGCCGTTCGTAGTCCGGGCTGGGCAGGTCCAACATTTCCAAGGTCCAATGGCCGGCATTGATGCCGCGCTGCAGCAGGGCCTGCACGCTGCTGAGATCAAAGGCTGGGCGCATCAGCGCACCCTCCAGATCGGCTGGCGGCGTGCGTGGCTGCGGAGGCTGGTGCTTTTGCCAAGGCGGCCGGTGTCGATCAGGATCCCGGCCTTGACCAGCTGATTGGTCAAGCTGCCCCAGGCGTTGTGGTGATGGGGGCGGATGCCGGCCTCTTCGCAGACGCGGCGGAACTCCTCAGCCAGGCACTCGGTGCCGGAAAGGCGCTGCTGGATAACGGCCTTGGCCTGCTCCATGAACTCCGGGCCGGCATGGGCGCCGACCGTGGCGATGGCGTGATCCCTGGCAGCCTCGCTAGCGCTAGCGGAGAAGTCAAACAAAGGGCCGAGGCTCATAGCTCACCCCTCTGCAGTTTCCGATCCTTTGCCGCATCAAAGCGTTCTTGCTCGCGGTCCTTGCCCCGCTGCCAAGCATCAACCGACTGGCCAGGCTTTGGGCCATTGGCCTTCAGCTTGATGGTCTTGAAGGTGGTGGCTGGCACCCAGTCCTGCTTGCGCTTCACCATGCCACCTCCTGCAGCAACGGGTTGGTGACGGGCGGCTCCGGTGGCAGCACCACCTGGCCGGGCACCGGCTGTGGGTTGAACACATGCGGGCGCTGCATCCGTTCCGGTAGATCGGCCTTCAGGCCCCACTCCACGTTGGCGCGGCCGTTCTCGTTGCGGAACACGTAGTTGAGCAGCTGCAGGTCGAGCGGCACGTCTTCTAGTGGGTTGGGATCGAGGCGGCGCTGGCCGGCGGCATAGAGCCACACCTCACGGGTCAGCTGCTGCTTGGCCTTCTCGGGGAAGGTCATCCAGGCCAAGGCCATGGCGGTCTCATCCCAAGGCTTGAAGCGCGGCAGCGTGCGGCTGAGGGCCTGCAACACCTTGCCGAAGTCTTCCTGCGTGATCATGCGGCCTCCGGCTCGGTGGGGAACATGGCGAGGAAGGAATCCATCACCTGGCGGTCGCGGGTGATTGAGTCCACGTAGCCGCTCGGCTGCCCTGAGCTAGCCCTAGCCGCAGGTGGCTCGAAAACATCGCCCCAGCCGCTCGCTATGGCCCGCTCAAGGGCCGCGCGCCGCTGCTCAGGTGTCCACCCACGCAACTTGGTGCAAACGCGCCTCCAGACGCCTTCTGAGCGCACCCCCTTCTTGACCGCCCACCATTCGGGCAACAGCTGCTGGCAATCGAGCAGGTCAGCCGGCACCAGATCGGCGCTGATCGCCTTGGCCTTGTAGGGATCGGCCTCGCACGCGCGCGCACGCGTCTTGGTTTTATTGGTTTTGGCTGTTAATTCTTCTTCTATAGAAGAAGAATAAGAAGTAGAGGGAGACCCGGCTGCGCTCGGTTCTCCCAGAGTAATGGACGTGTCAAGCGTTTTGGAGGCCGACTGCTCGATCAGCAGGCTGCAGAACGCAGGCACCGACAGAGCTTTGGGCTTGTATTTCAAGATGTGGTCGTGCAGCTCTGGTGAAAGCCGCAGCTCAATGCGTGGCACGGTGTTTCCCGGTGTTAATCGGCGTTTCCCGGCGTTTTGCCGGTATTCACCGGCGTTTGCCGGTGCGTCCGCAGAAACTAGCGGTCGCTAGCCAATGATGCAAGGGTGCTGCGCGCTAGTCATCGAGTCCCTTGCGACCCGCAGCAGGACTGCTGCACTGCGCCACGAAAAGGGCCCCTTGCGGGGCCGGTGGCTCAGGCCTGGCGTGGCCATTTCTTTTCAATCGGTGGATCGCCCTGCATGGCATCTAGCGCCACCTCCAGCAGGTGCGCGGCCAGGTTGCTCGTGGAGCGGCCTTGCTCGTCACTGCGGCTGAGCAGGTGCTCAGCGACGGCGTGCGAGACGGTGATGGTGATGCGTTTCGGCCGACGCGACACCAAACGAAGGGAAGCGGTCATGGCAGGTGGATGTGTAAATCGCTAGTCGTCGCAAAACGGGACTAGCGCGAAGCACAACCATAGACTGCGCTAGCGGGAAGCAACTGCCGAGATGCGGATCTGCTGCGCGTCAAGGCAGCAAAAAGCCCTAGGGGCGTTATTCCCTAGGGCCACTGGCACTTCGGTTGTCGCTGCCGCTCAGATCAGTTCGCGGGCATCCTCCAGCGCCCGAAAGGCCTGATCCAGGTGCCAGCGGAAGCGGCTCAGAGGCTCCTCCAGCACCGCCGGTAGGTCGTAGTAGCTCCGGGCGTCTTGCAGGCACACGCAGGCCTCACGCACGCCGGCCCCCAGGTTTTCATGGGCCTGGCCATGGCTGCTGAGCAGCTCCTGCAAGGTGCTGCGCGTGATCGGCTGAGCGGTCAGGTCTGAGAACGCAGTAGTCATGCGGCTTTTCGGCTGTGGTCAAAGGCAAAGACGCTTTGGCGCGGCTAAGCCTGTAACCACAGAATAGCCTGGAGCGAAGTCAAGCCATGACGACGGCGATTTACGCCCGCGTCAGCACCGAAAGCGACGACCAGGCCCACGCCTTAGAGCAGCAGCTCAGCCGCTTGCGCGATCACGCCGAGAAGCTCGGGGAGCCGGTGGTGGAGTTTGTCGATGTGGCCTCCGGCACCCGCGACGACCGGCCGCAGCTGAAGCGCTTGCTGGAGTGCTGCAGCCAGGGCCTGCTCAACGCGGTGCTCTGCACGCGCATGGATCGCATGAGCCGCTCCACGGTGCATGGCGGCAAGCTGCTGCGCCTGTTCAACCAAGACAGCTGGCCGAACCTGATCTGCCTCGATCAGTCGATTGATCTCTCCACGGCGATGGGGCGCTTCTACGCCAACTTGCTGATGGGCATGGCGCAGATGGAATCGGAGCTGATCGGTGAGCGCGTGCATCACGGGCAGGTGTATGCGCGCAAGCAGCTCAAGCCCCAGGCGAGCAAACCACCGTTTGGCTACCGCTACACCGAAGGGAAGCTGAACTATGAGCTAGATCCCAAGACGGCGCCGATGGCGCGGCAAATCGTCGAGCAGTTCTTGGCCAGCGGCAGCCTGCGCGATGCCTTCGACTATCAATACAAGGAATGCGGGAAGGCGTTTCGCAGCTTGGAAGGGCTGCGGCGCTGGCTGCTGAATCCAGCGATTGCCGGCAGCCGCGTGTACGGCACGTTTCGCTGGAAGCTCGATGCCGATGGCAACAAGAGCCGCCTGCTGAACAAGCCAGGGGAGGTGGAGGAGATCCACCCGCACGCGCATGAAGGGTTGGTGAGCCACGAGGAGCAGGTGGAGATCCAACAGGTGATGCAGTCGCTGCGGGTGCGCTCCACCACACCGATTCGCAAACGCCGCAGCCGGGTGCTGACCGGCTTGGTGTATTGCGGCCATTGCGGCGGGTTGATGCACTACCACCAACCGCGCCAGCCAGGCCCGATCTATCTGCGCTGCACCCATGAGGTGTGCCCAATCCGTCCGCACAAGGGGATCAAGGAAGAGACCGTGCTGGAGGCGGTGCTGCAGCGGTTGTGGGAGAAGCGGGAACTGCTGGCCTACGGCGGTGTGGTGGATGAGTTGCGGCTGAAGCAGCAGCTCAGCCCCGAGATCAAGCAGCTCCAAGAGCAGATCAGTGACCTGCGCTTGCTGGAGGATGCAGACCTGGCCGAGGTGATCCAGAGGAAAGAGGAGCGCTTGAGCACGCTGCTGCAGGAGTGCGTGAGCGATGGCGGCAGCCGCTTCACCCTGTCGGATGCGGTCAAGGCGCTGGATCAACCGCAGGTGTGGGCGGACATGACCAAGACACCGGAGCAGACGCGGCGGCTGCTGTCGCAGTGGGTGGATCGGGTGGTGGTGAGCGATGGAGTGGTGCAGCAGGTGCGGCTAAGGGCCGGGGAGGCGGCTGCCCATCCTTAGGGTTAGGCTAGCCGCTAGCGAAGCTCAGTCCTTGGATCACGACCGCTACAGCCATCCGCCGCTAGCCGCTCGCCAGCGCTTTGGCCGCACACTCACCGCGTGGTGTAACCGCAACGGCTGGATCCACAGCACCTTGCATGAGTGGGGCGAGCAGGCCGGCTTTCCAGCGGTGCGGGATTCCAGCTTCAACAAGCTGCAGAACGCCAAGACCGATCAGCCGCAGCCGCTCACCTTCATCCAGCTGGCGCTGGCCAATGCACGGGTGGCGGACGGGGACTACAGCGGTGTGAGCGACCGGCGCCTGAAGGATCGGCTCAAGGATTCACAGCCGATCACCGATGCCCACGGCCGGCCATGGCGGGCTACGGAGTTCTTCTCGCATTTCATCGGCGAGCTGGAGCCGCCGGAGTGGCTGCAGCAACCGGAGCCGTTGTCGGAAGAAGCCGCCAAGGCGCTGAGCGCCGAGCATCAGGGCCGCTTTGAGGCGATTGCCAAGGAGAAGCAGCTGAGCCCGGCGGTGGCATGGAAGGAGCTGGAGCAGCACTGCCAAGGGCTGACCAACGCCCAGCGCGATCTACTGCGCAATGTGCTGAGCGGCTGGCACCAATGGACGCCGAGCGAGTGGGAGGCGATCACGATCAACGGCTCCGATCCGGTTGCCGATGCACTAGCGGCGATGGGACGGGGACTTGACCCCTAGCGTTGGCTAGCCTAGGATGCAAGGGTGCTGCAGCGACGCGGCACCCGATAACCCCGCATCCATGACCGACTTCCCGCAACTTGGTGGGGTCATCTCTCCTGATGACATCTCCACCAAGGGCAGCGGCTCCTATGCCGCTGACTATGTGAACTGGGCGAAGATCGCCCACCTGCTGCACGTTCACGCCCCCGGCTGGCAGTTCACCCTGAGCGCCGCCCCGGATGGCGGCCATGTGTGGCGTGCCCCCGATGGCTCCGGCTATGTCGTTGGCTACTTCGCCAATGGCGATCAGGTGACGCCGGACTTCCCGCAGGCGTGCATGGACAACCGCAACAACCCGATTCCGTTCGAGCGGATCACAGCGCGGACGCTGACCGACACGCACCGCCGCTGCCTCTGCACTGCGGCCGCCTTTAGTTTTTCACTCGGATTCGAGCTTTGGGCGCGGGTCGAGGTGGAGAACCCGATGCGCGAAGAGGCCGCCGTGGCTGCGCCTGCACCGGCTAGCGCTAGCAAGCCACCTGCCAAGAAGCCAGCGTCGCCCAACCCCGAGAAGCTGAGTGCCGCTGAGGTGCAGGAGCTGGTGCAGGCCGTGCTCAAGGTGAGCGAGGAACGCCGTGCGCAGATCGTGCTGGCCTTTCAAGAGCGGTTCAGCCTGCCGCCTGACAAGAAGGCCGCCGACTACATCAAGACCGCCGCGCACCGCGACTTCCTGATGGAGCAGCTTCATGCCGTTGCCGCCTGATGAGCACATCCGACTTGCTCACGCGCATGTATGCGATGCCATCCGATCTATTGAATCGGCGGGAGCAGACGTTTATGCAGAAGCTGCATTTAATGCAAGGCTCACGTACTTCGGCAACCACTGCGCCAAGCGCGTCCTGCTCCAGCGCATCCGCGCCGATCTCCAGCTGCTGCAGCGATCCGTATCTGCACCGGGTTTATTGGCTGCTGAGGAATAAGCAAGGCGCCTACCTTGCTGGCCTGTGCGGCAGTTCGCTGCAATGGGCGCAATCCGCGAATGCGGTGCCGGCGGACTACCGGTTTTGCACGCATGAGCGGGTCAAATCCTGCTGGCTGCAACTGCGCAGTTTCATCGCCATGCAGGATGAAGGCTTAGCGATTGCCCCTGTTGATTTCTATGCCCATCGCCACACGCCCTACCTCTGGTGTGCCCTTGATGACTAGCGCTAGTGAACGCAAGCCGGTAACGCCTAGGCGGCGCTATGCCCGCAGCACCAAAAGCGTGGCCGTCTGCGCCCACCTCTGGCCGGACGTGATGAAGCTGATCCGCAAACACGCGGATGAGCATCAGCTCACCCCTAGTGGCGCGGTGCATGACGCGCTGCGCCGTTACTTCAACCTGCCCACCATCAACTGACTCATGGCTGATTTCGCCCCTGATGCCTTCACCCTTTGGTTCACCTGCAACCAAGACAAGAAAACCGAAGGCGCCTACTGGGCATCCTCGGATGTGCCGGTGGAAGAGATCGAAAAGCTCTACAACTGGGCGCTGACGCAGAACCCGGTGGCCAACGACAAAGGCCAACCCTGCGTGCAGCTCCGCGCCAACCTGCGCCCCCGCACCAGCAAAGCCGGCAATGAGTATCTGCTGCTGGCGGTGAGCGATCAAAAGGCCAAGGCCGAATCCACCTCAGGACTGCCTTTCTGATGAACCCCGACTGCAACCCGATTGAACAGCAGGCGCGGCAAGACCGCCTCGAAGCTGCCTACGAAGCCAGCGGCCGCGCTGATCTGCCTGACGGCCACCCGCTCAAGTCCACCTACACCGGCCTTCTCACCGACACCACCAATGACGACGACCACGCCGACGCTTGAAGATCTGCTGGCGGAGTGGTGGCGCGATAGCTACCCCCACGCTGCACCGATCAACAACCAAACCGCCAGCTTGATCGTGGCCTTTGCCGCATGGGTGCTGGCCCGCAAAGCACGCGGAGAGCAGCTGTGATCAAAGCCGACCACTGGATTCGCGTCCGCGCTGACGCCGGCATGATCCAGCCCTTTGAGCCCACCTTGATCCGGCAAATCGCTAGCCACAAGGTGCTCAGCTACGGCTGCAGCTCCTACGGCTACGACATCCGCCTCTCACCTGCTGATTTCCGCGTGTTTCAGCATGTGCCGGGCACGATCATGGACCCCAAGGCGTTCAACCCCGAGAACCTGCGCAACGTCGAGCTGCAGAGCGATGAGCGCGGCCGCTATTTCGTGCTGCCGGCCCACAGCTACGGCTTGGGTGTCGCGCTCGAAAAACTCTGCGTGCCGCCCAATGTCACGGTGATCTGCCTCGGCAAGAGCACCTATGCCCGCATGGGCGTGATCGCCAACATGACCCCCGCTGAAGCGGGCTGGCGCGGCCACCTCACCCTGGAGTTCTCCAACTCCTCCGGCGCAGATTGCCGCATCTATGCCAACGAGGGCATCTGTCAGCTGCTGTTCTTTGAAGGTGACCCCTGTTTGGTCAGCTACGAAGACCGCGCTGGCAAATACCAGGACCAAGAACACACCGTGACCTTGGCCACGGTCTGAGCAAAGGGTTGGCAGGTGGCCGGTCCTCACGCGGTGCCGGCCTTACCGCAGCCTGCCTCTACGGTTCCGCCTAGCCCTCGAAAAAAGGTCTAGGCCAACACATTAGCCATTTCTCCCCCACACCGCTGCCAATGGCTACGCCTGGCACTTCCGTCGATTGGATCATCCAGCACTCGCGTCGCTATCCCCTCCTCACCGCTGCCGAAGAGATCACCCTGGCCCGTCAGGTGCAGGCTTGGGTAGCCCTCGGTGAGCTGGAGAAGCCCACCAAACAGCAGAAGGCGATCATCAACAAAGGCCGCCGCGCCCGTGATCGCTTCTTTCTCTCCAACATCCGCCTGGCCGTCAATGTGGCCGGGAAGTACAAGAAGTACAGCGGCACGCTGACCCTTGAAGACCTAATTCAAGAGGGTCTAATAGGCCTTGATTCGGCGATCCTCAAGTTTGAGCCAGCGCTGGGCTACAAGTTCAGCACCTACTCCTACTGGTGGATTCGCCAAGGGATCACGCGCGCGATCAACCGCCACAGCCGCATCATCCACCTGCCGATGCAGGCCAACGATCAGCTGCGCAAGGCCATGGACTTCATGCAGCAGCACATGCGGGAGCAGGGCAAGCTGCCGCCGCTGGCCGATGTCGCCAAGCATTGCGGCATCCAAAAGCAGACGCTGCTTGGCTACCTCAACCACAACGCCAGCGTCTTGAGCCTGGATCAGAAGATGCCCGGCGGTGAGAACTACGGCGACTTCATGGATGTGGTGGCCGATCCCCGCAGCCTGCAGCCCGCTGACGATGACCTACAGCAGTTCAGCGAGGCCCTGCATGAAGCCATTGATGATCTGACGCCTGAGCATCAGCACATCATCCGCAGCCGTTACCTCTGCGGCACCCGCCTGCCCAAGCCGTATGAACAGATCGGAGCCGATCTGCAGGTGAGCCGTCAGGCAACGCAGCAGATGCACACCCGCGCCATGACCACCTTGCGGCTCAAGCTTGGCGGTCTGCAAGGGCAAGCGTGCATTCAAGCTCTGCGATCCGCCGCGTAGCAGCGCGAATGATCAGATCTTGGTGCAGGGAGAGTTCACAGAGCTTGAGCAGCATCCGCTGCGCTTGCACCAAGTCGTAGGTCTCCACCGCCCGTCGTTGCCGCTCCAGCGTGAGCAGGTGCTCTGGCCCCGGCTGGGGCACCATCCACTCACCCCAGGCCATAAAGGCAACCTAGGAGGTCACAGTAAGGTGCCTGATGTCAGTCCCCACCGTGGAGTTGGTGGAGACCAACAACGGCCCGATCTGGCGAGTTTGCGGGCTCGGCTATTGCACCGAGCACCGCCAGCGCTGGCAGGCCGAGGTGATGTATCAATGCCTGCTGGCCGCCAAAGGTGTGCAGGCAGATGATTTGAAGCGCTAGGCAAGTTCAGCCGGATGTTCACTCTGCCCCCGTGGTCATGCCGGGGGCTTTTTCATGCCGCCTCCAGCGGTTCAGGATCATCCAGCTCCCGGCTGAGCCACAGGCGCGTTTGATCCTCTGAATAGGACAGGTAGGTGATGCCATTGGCCATCGCCATCCACACCACCACGCCGGTGTCTTTGCGGTGGACCTTCCACAGGCCGGGCTGAATGCGCTGGCTGATGTTCACGTTCCTCATGGTTCCGCGATGATGCACCAGCCACTGCGCGGGCCTTCCACTAGCCACCGGGGCCCCCAGTTCGCTTTGCTGTAGGGCAGCCCTGAGCCTTTGCTGTTGAGGTAGGTGCCGCGCACCAGATCCAGCTCCCCGAAGGGATCGTTCACCAGGACGTGACCGGAGGTGATGCCAATCACGGTGAGCCAATGGCCGCCGCCACTGGGCTTGGCGCTGGTGCCGTGATGCAGGAACCCGCACGGGATGGGCACCGACCGTGAGATCTGCCGCTGCAGGTCATCCCAACCGGCGTCTTGCCTTAAGCGGGCCTTGATGCCGTAGTGCGCCAGCGCCTTGAGCTGAGCGTTCACATCGGTGGTATCGCCAAAGCGCAGCACCGTCTTGAGGTATTGATCATCCGCCGCAGGACCGGTGAGCACCCCCGGCCGCAGGAACGCCACGAGCATGGCGCAGCTGCTGGAGAAACACATGCGGTTGGCTTGGCCAGCCACCGTGGAATCGCGCTGACTGAAGTACGGCACCCGCAGCGGTGCATTGGGCTTTTGCTGCGCCGGCACCCCCAAGCGCTGCTCACCGCAGAAGAGCGCCACCTCCGCTGCCCGCCGCCGCTCCAGCCCGGCCAGCACCGCTTCTCCGGCATGAACCCAGCGCGGCAGTTCCTGCTTCACCACCGTGCAGGGATCTTCTCCAGCCAGCAGTCGCTTGCGCAGGGTGGACTCTTCCAGCGCCCCGAGGCCGAGGTTGTAGGCAAAGCTGATCAGGGCCGCCACCTGATTGGGCTTCCATTGCTTGGCCAGCGGCAGCAGGTGCAGCACCCCAGGGCCAAAGAGGTTCTCCACCTCGTTTTGCAGCAGCTCATCGGCCAAGGCCTGGCTGATCTTGTCGCCGATCCGCACCGGGGCATCCATCAACCGCGTGGTGCCCCAACCGATAGTCGGCACACCGGCTGGGCAGCGGTAAGCCTCTAGGTGACAGCCTTCAAACTCGCGGATGATCTTGAGCGCCGGCGCCAGCCAGGTTGGCGGCAGCGGCGCCTTCTCCAACGGGTCAGCGCGATACAGCTCTGCAAATTGCTTGAGCGTGTCGGCACTGAGTTGCTCCTGCAGCCAATCCCAGGCCGCCAGCTGATGCGGCAGCTGCTTGTGATGCTTGGCCGCATCGCGCAGCTGAATGATGCTCATACCTTGGCTTCAACCTTGGCGAGACGCTGTTCAATCGCGCTCAGCCTTGGATACAGCTCTTGACGGTCTTCTTTGATCTCGGTGCGCAGCAGGCTGACTTCCCCAGCAATGTGTTCCACGGCGCTGGTCAATCGCACCACGGCCTTTGAGGCCTCTTCATCTCGGCGCATAAAGGAGCCCACACCACCCGCACCAATGGCCAACACAGCACCGGCCAGTGCAGCGACGACTTCCACCATGGGTCAACGACGCTTGCGCTTGTTGTTTTGCTCAACCTGAGCAGCGGCTGCGATACCGCGCAGTGCAGCGAGAATCAGTTGCACCCAGCCGTTGGCTTTGATGCCAGGGATGTAGCTCAACAGTTCCGAGCCGGCCAGTAGGGCAATGGCCAGCCCCGCGAGTTCCTCTGGCGTCATCAGAGCGGCGCTTCTGATCTAACTTGCCCCTGCCAAGAAAAAGCCCCCGCCGTAGCGAGGGCTCCCGTCTCCCAGCTCGCAGCTCAGCTCTCGCCGTCAGCTGCTTGCTCGGAACTTGCCTTTTTCTTGCCGCTGGTCTTGGCCACCACCGCCTTGCGCTCGTCAGCGCTCAGGGTCCAGCCATTGCGCAGGGCATCCATCATCTCCAGCCGGGTCGAGGCCACATAGGTGGCCCCGTTTTCCGGGTGGGTGAGGGTGACCGGATAGGCCGACATCACTTAGCGATGTAGACCGTGGCGGTGGCAGCGCCAGGGCTGCCGGTCTTGGTGATCACACCCTTGACCACAGCAGCGCGACCGCCGAGGCGCTCAGTCACTTCAGGGCCAGAGAAGGGCACCTCTACGGTCTTGGCCGTAGCGGGCAGGGTGATCGACTCGATCACCACAAAGGTGCCACCAGCAGCCGTGGCGGCTTGCAGGCTCACAGTCCACTCGGCCGAGCCGGCGGTGTAGGAGCTGTAACCACCGGAGGCGATCACCACCTTGGCGGTGTTCAGGCTGGAGGCGTCAAAGACCACCTCAGAACCGGTGACGGTGGCGGTGGCGGCGCTGGCAACAGCCAGCTGCAGTTCAGCGTCGCGCAGGTAACCCCGGCGATCACTCATTCCAGTTGCGACAGGCATGGGTCAATCCTCAGTGAGGTAAAGAACAGAGATCAGGCAGCAACAGCGGCATTGGTGATGCCAGCCAGACGTGCAATCGCACGGGGGTGGAACACAGCCATGCCGAGGTAGGCCTCCACGCGGATGCGACGCACGGGCTTGGTGTCGATCTCGCCCAGATCGCGCACACCGATGCCACCGTTGGTGATCAGGGTGGCGCCATTGACGCCAGCGGCCACGCAGTAGACCGAGCTGCAGGCGCTGCTGCTGCCTTGGGTCTCGTTGAAGGCCATGATCTGAGCACCGGCCTCATCGTGGTCGATGTCGATGATCGGCACGCCGTTGTAGGAGAGCTGCTGACGGCCTAGAGCGTCTTGGCCGTACTGCAGGTTGCCCACCGCAGCAGCCACGCGAGCAGCAGCCGAGAGACGGCGGCGCAGGGTGCGGTTCATGATCAGCACCGGGTTGCCCACGGTCTCATCCACCGCGTCAATCAGCTCATCGAGAGCAGCGAGGCTCAGGCCACCACCGTTAGCGGCGTTGGTGATCAGCTGAGAAGAACCCGAGGGGATGCGGGCCTGCAGGCCGTCGAACTCATTGACGTTGCTGGTGGAATCACCCTTGATCAGGGTCTTCTCCAGCTTGAGGCGGGCAGCCTTGACCTTCATCGCTACTTGAGCGGTGCGGATCTCAGGGCCTTGCATGGCTTCAAGAGCCAAGTCAATGTCCACATCACCGCCGAAGATCTTCAGTGCTTCGGACTGGGGGTTGATGATGCCGGTGGACTCGGAGTAGGCCTCGTTGACACCACGGAAGCCGATGCCGGGGAGGGTCTGCTCTTGGTTGTAGTGAATGCCGGTGCCCGTCACCGACAGCTGAGGCATGGCTGCGTACAGCTTGCCTTCGCGGAAGATTTCAACGATCCCCTGCTTGAGGGAATCCTGCCGGCCCAGTTTGCCGGCCTCGATGGTGGTAAGTGCCACGATTCAGAGGTGGGTGGGTGTGGTTGATGTCCTGATGGCGTCGCACCGCAAGACAGGCCGCACATCGCGTGAAAGCCGTGGTATGAGTTGCCAACCATGCAAAAGCCCCGCCGAAGCGGGGCTCTATCAGCCCGATGCAAAGCAGAGCGGGAACATAAACAAACTAGACGGCAGGACTACATCACGAGCTGGCCGCTGGTGGCGCCACCTTCAAACGAAAGGGTGTCGTTGCCGTCTAGCACCGGGGCGGGTTCTTCCTCGCTCCAGCTGCTGTAGGCGCTGCTGGTGATGTAGGCCGCCAACTCCTCGGTGCTGGTGGTGGCTTCAATCGCGGCTTCCTTTTCGTCGCTCTTGGCGCGGATGGCAGCACGCTCAGCCAGCACGGCAGCAGAGGCAGGCTTGCCGCCGGGCTCGGCGCTGCGGGTGATCATCCAATCGGTGGGTGCCAGCATTGAGCCGGCGGTGGCTTTGGTTTGCGCCACCCACTGCTCCACCAGCTGCGCGTGATCTTTGGGGATGCCGGTGTCCCACCAGAAGCGCTGATCGACTGGGGCGGGATCGGGCTCTTCAGTAATGCCAATCGCCTCGCGCTCTTCCGGGCTGGCGAGCCTTAGCCAGTTGGCGGGAAACTGAATCAACTGCCCATCGCTGTCGGTGGCGGTGAACGCCACGTCGGGGCTCAGGGGCTTGCCGTCTAATAAAAACACTTCAAATCTCCAATCGGTTGGATTTTTTAAGGTTATCAGTGGCCTCCAGATATTGCAGATTCCAAGGGACGTGCAAGCCACAAAGTCGAGGATGCTTTAGTGGGTGGATGTGATCCACGTGGTACCCAGCCGGGCAGTTTGCATAGACCGCTCGAAGCTCTTTTCTAGAAATCCAGGGAGGCGTGGCATCTCTTTGCCGTGAATAGCGGAGAGTATTCGCTATGGCTGGCCTACTGCGATCAGCCAGATCTTGACGCAAGCGGCGAGATTTAGACATATGAAGGGCAAGTTCTGGCGCTATTTCCCGCTGATAACAGCCACAACTTGTTGACCTGTTTTGTAGCAGGCTTCCAGATGAAACCTGCCGTAGCGTGCCGCAGTCACATTTACACAACCACCTGCGATGGCCTGATTTTCTTTCAGGCTCAAGGGCAAGCACTTGCCAGCGACCGAATTTTCTGCCTACGAGATTCACGGAATTTATAGTTGTAGCCGACTTGGCCGCAAGTTCGCGGTTTGCGCAGCCGCAACTTTTTTCTGCTGCCCGGTTCTTGCGCTTGAGGTCTCTAGCGGCTGCACGGCCCCATCTTCCGCAGCTGCACTGATACCACCACAAGGTGGGAGACCTTGCTGGAAATACTCTGGATACAACCAAAATCTTCCCGTTTCTGTACCCAACAAGATTGCTTTCTTTTGGCATGTTGATCAGGTCTGTGGACTGAGTGTAGAGGAGACGAGAAGTCTTGTTCCCTAAGGGGGCGGTTGATCTACAGCAAGCCAGTTGCGAGATTCTTCATCCCATGCGTACAATCCTCCATCGATTGGGTACGGCACTGGAGCTTCCCACCTGCATGATTGCTCGTTAAGATCCCAAGATGCGTACGGCCTTGGCGGGATGAATGCGTGGCGATACGGATCAAATCTATAGCCGATCCCGGCAAAGTTTTTGTATTTACGACCTGTGTAGCTGGTTTGAATCCATTTGGTATGAGAGCCATAAAGCTGCTGGCAAAACTGCTCGCCCAACCAGTCGCATTCAATGCCTTGCTCATTAAGCAAAATTGAGTTGCCAACAACAATGACTTGTTGTACAACCCAGTCGCTGTCAACTTGCGCAAAGTGTGCCATTAGAAAGTAATACTCCCTGAGCCAGCGAACGTATAAATGCGATAGCCGCCACTAATTGTCACGGTCGGACTACCAGTTGTTGATGCCGCGGCTAAATATGTATCTGAATAACGAATGATAACAATACCGGAACCGCCGGCCCCACCATTGCTTTGTGGACCGTTGCCACCGCCACCGCCGCCGCCGCCTGAATTAGCAGTTCCAGCGGTTCCTGCTTGACCTTGATTGCCCCCAGCGCCACCGCCGCCGGCGCCACCAGCACCGCCACCGCCATTGTTTATAGCTCCACCGCCACCGCCGGCATAGGTTGTCAAAGTGCCTGAAATAGAAGATGTCGTGCCATCGCCTCCTTTACCCCCAGTTGATCCTCCGGCAGCTCCGGCTTGAGATGCACCACCGCCACCACCAGAAGCAAGATTTCCAGTAAAGCCATTTCCGCCATTGGTTCCTTGAGCAGGAGAAGTGCTGGGAGTATTTCCAGTACCTCCAGCTGTTGCCGGAGGATTCAGTGCTTGTCCATAACCACCTCCGCCCGAACCTCCATTACCAGCAGAAGTAGGTACACCCATTGATGCGCCATTGCCGCCACCATTACAAGTAATGCTGCTAAATATTGAGTTTCCGCCTGTAACAGGAGCAGCGCCACTTGCCCCTGCCGCTCCACCTGCGCCCACAGTGACTGTATATGTTGTTCCGGCAGTTACCGCTAACCCAGTGCCAGTCCGAAATCCACCAGCGCCACCGCCACCGGCGCGGTCGTATCCGCCTCCGCCTCCGCCAGCGATCACCAAATAATCAACAGTAGGAGTTATGCTTTGCCCTTTACTTGCAAGCAGCAAAGGTATAGCACTTCCCGGAATGCTCATTTGCTTACCTCTTGGCCGCTGAAGTCTCTATCATTAGGATTCAAACGCAGGCCACGGTCAATCTCGTAGCCACCTGCCCCAGGGGCAGATGCGAGCAGCAGGGCGTTGGCGCTTCCGGGAATCATCAGCTCAGGTTGGTGATCAGGGTGGCAGTGATCTTGGTGCTGCTCTGCACCGCATACACCAAACAATCAACCGCAGCAGCGGTAGTGGTGAGCGTGGGCGCCGTGCCGCCGGTGAAGTCCCAGTAGCTGCCGTAAGCCAATGTGCGGGAGCCGGTGCCGTCCTGTGTGATCCAGATGCAGCCGCTCTGCCCAGCCGTCAGGTTGGTGGGATTCGCCAGCGTGCGATTGCCGCCGATGGTTAATGACCAGTTGTTTGACAGACTGAAATCCGGGGTGATCGTGGCGCCATCACTTAGCGCTGTAATCGCACCCCGTTGTGCCTTGGTAAAGCTCTGCGCTACATCGGTCTTGGCCGTGTCTGCGTCATACGCCTGCACGCTGGTGCCTACTGCAGAGCTGCTGAGCAAGTTGTCTACCGTCACCGTTTGGGTGCTGGTGACAATCGAATCAACCTTGACGGATCCGTAAGCCATGGCGAATTAAGCGGCGATGAGCCAGGTAGCGTTTGCGGGAATGGTCACGGCATAGGTGGCTGCCACCGCAACCGGGCCAACGGAGAAGCCATTGCTGCCGGCGCTCAGCTCCACGTTTTGGCTAATCACCTGCGCGGTTTCGGCAATCGGCCCACCACCACCGCCACCACCGGACAACTCAACGATGCTGGCGCTGCCGTTGTCCTTCTTGGTGTAGAGCTCGCCGTCGTAGGTGTTGAGCGCAAGTTCACCCAACTCCAGATCACTGGTCGTGGGCGCCTTGCCTGCAACGGCAGAGCGTTTCAGCTTGATCAGGTTGGCCATCTGGCGTCCTTGAGTGGCTATGTAGCCGGACGCTTGAACTTGCCTAGATCAGAACGTGCCGCCATCAATAGTGGCGCTGGGGCTCAGATAATCCGTGCCATCCACCGCTGCGGCATAACCACTGCCATTGCCCTTGAGCAGCCCGGTCACGGCGCTGG